TGGATAATTGATAATCCATCTACTGATAAATCTAGAGAATATGGTTTTAACCTGCCCAAAGGGACTTGGATGGGAACTTATAAGATTGACAACCAGAAAATATGGACCGATTATATTAAAACTGGTAAAGTAAAAGGATTTAGTGTGGAAGGTTTCTTTAGTAATTACGCTATGTCTAAAACAAAATGTCGTAAAAACGGTAGTTGCGTATGTGGTAGAACTGAGAGTTCAAACGGACTTTGTGATGGAAGTCATCTAAAATAATGGGAATACTAGACAATATAACACAAAAATACATTAGTAGGAAGTTCCTTGTGTTTGTAATAGGAACATTGTTGTGTTTATTCAATAACCTGGAATCGAGTGATTGGGTTATTATATCCAGCATCTATATAGGTTCACAAGCGATTGTTGACCTTGCTAAAATCTATAAATCTAAATAATTATGCCCATACCAACTAAAACACCATTAGAAACGAGAGATGAATTTATTACGAGATGTATTATTGACATTTCAGGTGAATATGATAAGAAACAAGCAACAGCTATTTGTTATCAACAACTCTCTAAAGCACCTAAGTAACTTATTACGGGTAAGGTATGGCCAAAATATCCAGAATCCAAGTTCACCTTGGAGGGGTTTAACAATATTTATACATAACGGCGTCAATCAGGCGTCTCAAATATTAACCCAATTAAACTTCATTCAGAAATGACTAATTTAGAATTGAAAGAATTAGTGAAATCACATTTTACTCTTGTAGATGCTCCAGTAGCAGTTGCAGAGGTTGAAGCTGAAGTAATCTCAGAAACGTTCGGAAGTATTAAGGACATTAATGGTGCATTCACTATTAAATTCCCAGGTGATTCATTGCAAATCGGTGATAAAGTAACAGTAGTTACTGCTGAGGATCAAGAAATAGACGCACCAGATGGTACTCACGAACTAGAAGACGGAACTAAAATTGTTACCAAAGACAGCGTTGTCGAGGAAATAATGAGTGCCGACGGAGAGAAAGCATTAGCTGAAGAAAATGTTGAAGAAACAATTGAGGAAACGTTTGATGCACGTACTGACGCTGAAGAAGAAGGTTACCTTGATGGTATCAAAGACGAAAAAGCAGACGAAAAGATGAGCATTGAAACTATCGTTTCTGAGATTGTGGATGCACTAAAAGAAGAAATGGGGAAAATGAAGACTAAAATGGCTGAGTTAGAAGATAAAGTAGCATCACTACAGGATTTACCTGCAGTTGAACCTACTATGATGAAATCTACTCCTTCATCCAAAGCTAAATTTTCAACATTTAATGTAGATGGTGCTGCAAACGCAGACCGTATTAAAGCCAAAATGGCTCAACTAAAAAATAAAAACAAATAATCATGGCATTAGACGTAACCGCCCTAGGTGACTTCAATAACGAAGTAGCGGGGGAATTAATAACAAAAATGGTATATGGTGGAAGCACCATGGAATACATCACTATAAAAGACGGTGTTAAATTCCAAGAGCCAATCAACCTAATGGAAGTTGACTTAGTACTACAAAATGGTACCTGTGTTTCAACACCTTCAGGTTCTTTGACTTTCTCACAACGAAATATCACAGTATGTCCACGTACATCATTTGACGGCATCTGCCTCAAAGACATGGATCGTACATACCTCGGTATCGCAGCTCTTGAAAGAGGTTCGTACAACGAAACTTTCGCATTAGCTACTAACTATTCTGAATTATTGGTAAACCAATTCCAGAAATCAAACGACCAATTCCTATGGACTGCCAATTCAGGTTCAGCTCCAGATGCTGGTTGTTCTTCTGATGGTTTGAAACTAATTATCTCAGGTTCAACTGCAGGCGTTGTAGCTGTTGCTTCAACTCCATTGACAAGTTCAACAGCATTAGCTCAATTAGATCTATTGGTAGAAGCTATCCCAGCGGATGTTACTGATAGAGATGATTTGACTATGTTTATGAGTGTTAGTAACTTCCGTAAGTTTGTTACTGGTATCCGTACTTCAAATTCTTACTACTTCGATCCAAATTCTATCTCTAACAGAGGTGGCCTTTTAGAAATGATGTATCCATTCCAAAATGTTAAAGTTGTTGGAACAGTAGGATTGGCTGGTTCAGATAGAATCGTAGTTGGTCCTGCTAAGCAAATTGTTGCTGGTACTGACTTGATGAGTGATTTCTCTGAATTCCAATTGTGGTATGATATCAATTCTGACCAATTGAAACACAGAATTGCAACTAAATTAGGTGTTAATGTTGCTTACCCTGAGTTCTGGGTATCTAACGACCTCTAATTAATATTAATCCATGTAGAGGGGAGATGAAATATTCTCCCCAATACTAACAAAAACCAGAAATATTATGGCATGTGATATTACAAGCGGCTTTACCCTCGGATGTAGGGATAACGTTGGTGGAATTACCAATTTATACATCCTATCTGGTTCTATCGATAGCGTCGCAGATGCTAGTGAAGGATTAATCAGTGGGATTACAGGTTCCGGTGAATTTTTTAAATTTGAATTATTCAGACAAACGTCTGATTTCTCAGAAGCAATTACAGCAACTCCAGAAAATGGAACTGTATTCTATGAGCAAACACTAAATGCAGTGTTCTTCAAATTACAGAGTTCAACCCGTAACCAAGTTAAGGTATTAGCTCAAAACCCAGATCTAAAAGTCGTTGTTGAAACCAATAATGGAACTGTTGATGGCGTAGGCCGTTACTGGTTGTTAGGTGAAGACAGAGGAATGCAGTTGTTATCCGGTACAGGAGCAACAGGTACTGCATTTGGAGATTTGAATGGATATAACCTTACCTTTACAGGTCAAGAACCAAACCCAGCTTCTGAAATTTCAGGTAGCTTAGCTGGTGCTCTTAGTGGCATCACTTTAGGATAATAAATCAATTTAGGAATGGGGTTGCGCTTTAATATAGCGTGACCCCTAACCTAATACTATAAACAACTTATGTTTCAATTTAATGAATCACTTGCTACCAACACAAATGCTGCGTATATTAGCGATGTTAATTTGTCAGCGAGTTATTATGATGATTTAGTTGTTGTTTATAGTCAATCATACGATAATAGTAATGGTGTATTTAAAGTTACAACTGTATCTGCTCCTACACAATATACTAATTGGCTAATAATTCAGAATACAGGTAGTTTAGCACCTAATTATTCGGGACAATACGATATAGGTATTTGGACTAATGAATTTGTTGCTGCTATATGGAATCAAGTAGCTACACCTTGGAATAGTTTTGATGAAATTTGGGACGATGCCGGTGATGAACAACCTATTACATTACTATATTCAGATAGAGCATTTGTATCAGGCTCTAATGGGTCTTCGATTACCCAATATATTAGCCCTAATGAAAATGGAACTTACTTAACTTATAATGGATAAAATTAAATTCTCAAATATCACCAAGGACAATGGTCAACGTATTAGCCTTACAGAACGTAAGATGGATAAATACGTTAAATTTGGTGAGTATAACAGTTTCCCAGAGGAACTAATACATCTATATAATAATTCTTCAATCCACAATACTTGTGTTAACGCAATAGTTGATGGTATTGTAGGAGAAGGTTTAACAGCAAATCCTGAACACGTCCTAGACAGAGCAAATAATTCAGGTGAATCATGGAACGATTTATTTAAGAAAGTAGCTACAGATTATAAACTATATGGTGGTTTTGGTTTGGAGGTTATTTGGAATAAATCAAGAACTAAAGTAGCAGAGGTATACCACATAGATTTCAGTTGGTTGCGTGCTAAAGAAAAAAATTATAGAGGACAAATACCGGGATATTACGTGTCAGATGAATGGGGCACCAATTATCGTTATGGGCAGGCTCCAATCGATGATATGCCGTATCTTCCCGTATTTAACCCACATACTAAGTTAGAGGAACCAAAACAAATATATGTTTTTAATCCTTATCGCCCAGGACAAAAATATTACCCACTACCTGATTATGTAGGTGGATTGAGAGTAATTGATCTTGACCAGCAAGTAGACAATTTTCATATAAACAACATTAAGAACGGTTTAGCACCATCTCTAATGGTAACAACGTTTACCAATGCTAACGAAGAAGAAAGAGAAGCAATTGAAAGAATGCTTCAACTACAATATAGTGGAACTAACAATGCTGGTTCGTTAATGTATATCGATGTAGATTCTCCAGAAAATGCTCCTAAAATAGAACCAATACCACAAAACGGAGCAGATGGTTATTATACAACTATAAACGATATGACTACACAGAAAATATTAACGGCACACCGCATCACTTCTCCAATGATTTTAGGAATTAAAACAGCTGGACAATTAGGGGGTAGAGATGAGATTATAGATGCTTATTTACTATTAGTAAACACAGTTATTCGCCCATTCCAACAGAGTATTTTATCGGTATTTGAAGATTTATTAGAAATGATGTTCCCAGAACTTGATATTACTATAGGTGTTCAACAACTCAAATTATTTACAGATGGAGAAGAAGAAACAGATGTTGTTACTTCAATCGATGCTAATATAGGTGAGGATGCTGAATTAGAGGGTGAAATAGAGCAAGCTGATAAGGAAGCCGATATAAATGCTAATGATTCAATCCAAACAGAACTACCTTTAATATGACTACTACTCTAATAATTTCCGAACAAAAACTAAGACAATTCACCGATCTTAATGATTCGGTAGATACGTCATTACTTAAAAATGCAGTAAGAACAGCACAGGATATTTCTGTGCAGCGTATAACGGGCTCTAAATTATATAAATCTATTTTGGCTCAAATTGATGCTGGCCCTACTTGGATAGATGCTAATTATGAAAATTTAGTACTCGATTATATACAGGACTTCCTGCTATACGCGGCTTATTATGAAGCGCTAGAGGCAATTTATATACGCCCGCGAAACAACGGTCTACTCACGCCAACTGGTGGTGAAAATAGTATTGAAGTAAACAGATCATTATTTAATGTAAAAAGACAAAATACAGAAAATAAAATGATGTTCTATGCTGATAGATTATCTTCATTCTTAGCAGAAGAACAGCAACTATTTCCAGAATTAAATTCAAATAATAAATTGTATGAAATGTGGCCAGATTATGCGTCACAATATCGTTCACCAATTGTATTTGGTAGAAATGCTAGAGTAGGTGCTCATGAATCACAAGCAAGAGAAGCAGGTTTACGTATTACAGATTCGAAATATAAACAATACCCTTGGGGTTCAAACGTAAAATAAGATGGGAAGAAATTTAGGTCCGTTAAACATTAAAGATAGCTATGAAGGATTAGTCCAGATTAGTGGTTCACTACTAACAGATGGTTCGGGAAGTTTAATACCAAATCTTACAGTCACCGCCTCCTATGCTACAACAGCGGGAACCGCTATATCCGCGTCATATGCGCTGACTTCCACATCAGCATCATATGCTTTAACAGCAACATCAGCCAGCTATGCTGAAAGTAGTAGTGCTGATAATATAACATTACAACAAGTTACAGATAATGGTAATACTACTACAAATAGAATCACAGCAGTTGGATTCGATGCTACTTTAGGTATTGGTAATAGAAACTATAATAATGTTGGTATCACTACTAACATAGCTGGGCAGACATTTACTATCTTAGGTGGTTCAACAACCTCTAAGTTAGTATTAAAAGGTAATGGTGCTGTAAATAATATTATAACATTAGATGAAGCATCAGCTGTAGCACCTATTGTTCTATCAGGTAATACAGAAATTACAGCTAACTTAAATGTTTCATCTTCATTAACAGCAAGTGGATTAAATTACCCATCAGCTGATGGAACATCGGGACAAGCAATTGTAACAGACGCAGCAGGGAATTTATCATTTGCTACAGTTACAACTCCAACCCCAACATTACAAGAAGTATTAGACGCAGGAAACTCAGCAACACAGGATATAGCTTTAATAGGCGATATTAGTGCTACAAATATTACAGCAAGTTTTGCTTCATTTACTTCAGCAAGTATTGGACACTTAACTACAGTATCGGGTTCAGCAGTTATTATTGGTGATGAGTTTATTATACTAAATGCTGATACACCAACAGCAAGATATGCTGGGTTAATAGTTTATGATTCAGGTTCAGGAACACCAGCTACTGCTTCATTTGAGTGGGATGGTTTAACTGATAATTGGATTATTGTAGAGGAAAGTGGTGATAGTGCTGTTGTATTAACAGGTCCTACTGGCTCAAGAGGTAGTGAAGTATTACCTACATTAAACACATTACAAAAAGGTGGTGGACACCATACACTAATAGATTCATCAATCACAGATGATGGAACATTAGTTACAATAAATGCTAATATTAGTGCTTCAGGATATGTAAGTGCTTCATCATTTATAGGTGATGGTTCACAACTAACAGGTATTTCATTAGACCCATTCCCATATACAGGTTCAGCAGAAATACTAGGAACACTTAAAGTAGATGGTTTAGATAATGTTAATAACATATTACAAATAAACGCAAGTGATATAGCTGGTGGGAGTATGTTGATAAGCACTTGGAAGGCAGATGTAGGGGCTGGTTTAGTAGATAACTTTAGATGGTTAAACACAGCTACTCAAGGTGCCAAATATGAAATAACGTCAAATAGAGGTGATGCTTTAATACAGATGACTTCTCCTATAGGTTCTAATGCTATAATATTATCTACTCAAGATTTAGAGTTAGATGCTACAGGAGATGTTATCATTAACGCTGATACAGAGATAAATGGAAATCTAAGGACAGGAGATTCAACAAATGTATTAGGTGTAAATGATTACGGATTTATTATAGGTGGACGAAGTAATAGTGCTAATAATGCTGATAATGGTATTATTGGTGGAAATAGTAATACATCTAACTTCGCACGTTCTGTAGTAATAGGAGGTAGTAATCTATCAACAACCAAAGCAGATGAAGTAGTTGTTCCAAACTTATATGCTAAGGGAGATGCTATTATGTCAGGAAGTTTAGAAGTAATAGGTAATATTACCTCAGGAAACTCAACAAACGTAGCAACAGGAGATTCAGCAACAGCAATAGGTGGTTCAAATAATATAGCAACTGGAGATGTAAGTATTGTTGCTGGTGGGCAAGATAGTATAGCATCAGGATTTAGGGCTGGTGTATTTGCTGGTGAAGCTAACCAATCAACAGGAACAAATACAGTTGTGGCTGGTGGTTATAACAACCAATTAGGTGGTTCATATGGTGTAATTGCTGGAGGTTCAGGACACAATGCTGCAGGTGATGGTGCCTTTATAGGGGGTGGTTCTACCAACCAAGGAACAGGTTATCGCTACGGAATTGTAGGTGCTACCAATTGTAATGTTCAAAGTGATTCAGCATTTATTGGAGGTGGTGATAGTAATACATTAGTCTCAGGAAACTTTAGAGGTGGAATGGTTGGTGGACAAAACAATACCATCAATGGTAGTGGAACAGATAATGCCGTAATATTAGGTGGTAATACAAATACCATTCAATCAGGAAGTTCACATAGTGGTATGCTTGCTGGTTCAAATAATATGGTATTACATAGTGGTTCCGCTATTATAGGAGGTGATAGTTTACTTACAACTAAACACCACGAAGTAGTAGTTCCAAATCTAACAATTTCAGGTTCAGCAGTAGGTAAAGTAGGTGTATTAACAGACGCAGCAGGAACATCTGCAATGGATTGTTCATTAGGTAACTTCTTTACATTGGTATTACCAGCAGGAACAGATACAGAAATAGTACCTTCTAATATACAAGCAGGACAAACCATTAACTTAAAAGTAACTAATAACGCTACTCCAGGAACCATAAGTTTTGACTCAGCCATAGAGTTTGAAGGTGGAACAACATTTGTTGCTTCAACAGGAGCAAGTGAAGTAGATGTATTAACATTTATATCATTTGATGGAACATCACTACAATGTGTTGGTGTTAAGAATTTTAGCTAATAATATAAAAAACATTATAGTATGTTTATACCATTTGGATTTATGGCAACGCAAGCAGGTGGTGGTGGAGACGCTGATGCTACAGCCTATATAGATGAGGTAATAGCAGCAGGGGGAACATTGAGTGCTGGTGACCAAACCGCTATTGATACCCTATATACATCACTGAAATCAAATAGTTTATATACTGAACTAACTTTTATGTATCCCTTTATGGGTGGAACACCAGACTCACACAAGGTAGAAGGTTTAGCACCAACAGACGCTAATACATTACTGACGTGGTATGGTGGTATTTCCCAATCATTGGCACATACTTCAGATGGTGTAGACAAAACAGTATCTAATAGTTATGGTTATGGAACACCAAATTTTGCACCACCAGCTGTTAATATAAGTAAAGATGATATAACAATAGGTGCCTATGTGTCTACAGCTGTTACTAACGACCAAAATTTCATAGTTTCTAGTATAGCTGATGCTCTTTTAGGCTCAAGAAACCAATTAAATATTCCATTTGATGATAATAATGTTTATGTGGGTTTAACAACTCCTGATAATTGGGCTATATACAACAATGGTTCAGCTCCTGTAGGAATATGGGTAGCTTCAAGGACATCGAGTATACTACTAACTCTATATAAAAATGGTAGTTCAGTAACTACTAATACACAATCAAACACCGCCGCATTGAATATTAACAACTATTCATTCTTTAGTCATAATGGAAACATAACATCAAGTGGTTCTTTTAATGGGGTTTGTGGATTTATATTTGGTGCTAACGGATTAACTGGAGGGCAAGTTTCAACATTTAATGGTATTTTACAAACATTTTTAACAGCAATAGGTAGATAATGGACACAACAACACACAACACATTGGCAAATACATTCACTATAGGCGGTTTATTCGCGCATTTAATGCACTACCAAGCCGAAATCACCATCCTCGTACTGGTGACAGCTTTATTATTAAATGTAAGTCGACTCTATACTATGTTTAAGAATAGAAAATAATATTCCTAATCTACCTTAGGAAAATAGTTAGGAGCCCCGAAAGGGGCTTCTTACATTAACATTATATTTATTTATTTGTGAAGAGGTGGGACACTGGGCGTTCCACCTTTTCTATACTTTATTTATGTAGTTTATCAAAAAAAACTTGGCTATATAGATATTTTTTCGTATATTCACGTATAAATGAGGTACGAAGCCACATTAATTATAAAAATAAAAGTTATATACAATGATTAAACAATTAATTACAGATTTAAAGTTAAAAGAGTTTAAGTATCAAATTGATTTTTGGTCTTCACCTCGATTTCAAAATCCTACAAAACCAGTGGTGTTAGCATTTGGTACTAATGGTGGTAAATCCTTTACTTCTATTATTCATTTAATGTTATTTTATATGAAGCCAGAAAATAAGGGTAAAAAAACTATTATCATTCCACACGCAACTACAGTTCTTAGAGATAATATTGTAAAATCTCTTAAAAACCTAAATCCATCATTTAGTTGGGATGTTGCAAAAAGTGTTAAAGAGTTAAAAAGTGTAGTTGAAAATAATGATGTTATTATCGCATTACCACAAACACTTACTCGTGGATTACAACATTTACCTAAAGTAGAATGGTTGATTGTAGATGAGGCACACGAATGGTATTTTGCTAAAAGTTATAAAAAACTACTTAACCAAATCAACCCAACATATCAGTTGTTAATGACTGGTACCCCATTTAAGTTTAATGCTAAATCTGATGATTTTATATTCCACCACGTTTCAGTAGATGAACTGCGTAAAGCAGGTAAAGCTGGGAATCCAATGGTTAAAGTAGTAAGTACTAACTTTGATTTAGGTTACAAAGATTATAATAGAACAGGTAATCTTCGTACAGATGTTGATTTTAATAAGGGTGATAATAAATCTGCTTTGAAAAAAGTAGCTAAAGAAATACTTAAAAATATTAAAAATCCCACACCTACACTTGTTAGGTTAAATAAAAATACTAAAAATATTCTTAGTATATTTGGGGAGATTGATAAAAGTATTATTATTGCTCATAATAAAAATATGGCTGATGACTTTTATCATATATTAAGTGGTTTTATTCCTAACCAAGTATTAGTATCACATTATGAAAGTGATAGTAATTCTGAAGAGTTTATTAAATTCCAAGAATCAGAAGAACATAAAGTATTAGTTGTAGTAAATAGAGGACGTATTGGTTTTGATATGCCAGAACTATTTAATATTATTGATTTTTCATTTTCAACTAACCCTTCAGTTATATTGCAAATCTTAGGTCGTGTATTACGTATTTCAGATTTACAACCCAATAAAATAAAAATGTATTATAAAGTAGCAGCACGCAATACTGTTGGTTATATTCAAGATGTTATGGTTGGTACGTTAGGGTTAACAATGAAAGAATATTTTACAACATTTATGGGTGACTTTGGTTCTATTAAAGTACCTCGTATTACTCGACGCAAGCGTCGAGATGGAAAAGATACGCAAAATAAAACGTGTAAAAGTAAAAAGTTTAATACTCGTTCTATTTCTAATTTTATAGATTCTGGTTTGTTAGATTTAGATTTCTTTAGAGAAGTTAAAGTTAATATGTCAGGAGAGTTTGATATTAAAGCTTGGGCAACATTAGATGATGTTCGTAGAGCAACATTTGGGATAGAAAAAAGAGAATGGGGCACTCGTACTAAAGAAATGTTTAATAAGATTGCTAAACGATTTGAATATTCTTATCATTTAAAACAATATGATAAAAAACTTCATGAAGCAGCTGAAAATCATGGTTGGTATGGAGATTCAGGATTGATTATGTCTAAACCAACTAAATGGCAGCCTGATGTTGTAGTAAAATACTTTAAAGATAAAGGTATTACAACTAAACAAGAAGCTAAAAAATATCAATCACCAATGGGGTTTTATCGTCAATATGTTAAAGATGGTATTGTTGAAAATTTTCTTACTGATGATCGTGGAGGTAATGTTAAGGCGGCACACATTGCACGTGCTGAAAAAGGTGAAAACTTTACACTAAATACAAAATAATGGACCTTCACTCCATTAAATGCGCTGGTTACTAGTTAATCGGCGCGTTTCACTTTTTCTTATAAAGTAACTTTGCGTTTTAACATTTCTGTCATATATTTCCGACCGCCAACGAGGCAACTACGGAAATTGTAGAGTACTTCAATACCCTAATAAAAAATGGATGATTGTTGGTGCAGATATTTCTTTAATTAACAATTACGCTCAGTTTTACCCTTCAATATTTGAATTTTCCTGAGATATGGGAGGGGGGAAAAGATAAGAATATGACCAAAGAAACAAAGAAACATTTAGACACATACCTCTCCCAGCACTACCAATGGTTGGAGAAGAATATTAGAGACAATATAGCAAAAGGGAAAATGTGTGATTATGTAGACGACCTATTACACCAGCAAATAATAGAAATTTACAATAGTAAGGATGAGGAAAAGATAGCAAAAATGTTAGTAGAAGATAAACTTAGATGGTATATCCTCACCTGCGCCGGTTTCAGCTTACGTTCATCAACTAGTCCATTCTACAAAATCCATCGCCAGCAAAAATTCTGGAGCAGAGAAAACTACATTGATGGTGGGGGTGAACATGATTCACATTCAGGATTAGGAATATTAGACAAAGCTATACTTCCAGAGGACGATTATGATAAGATGACGTTATATGATTGTTCAATGAAGGCACTTGAGAATATGTTTTGGTATAATCGCACATTGATGGTGGATTACTTTATTGAGGGAGAAACATTACCCCAAATGTATAAAAAATATAATATCTCAAAAGGTTCATTAGTCAAGGATATAAATGTAGGAATCAATATTATAAGAACTAAATGTAATCACTGCTAAACTTAAAACTAAACTAAAAATACAATTATGAATCAAATGATAGCCTTTCCAGTAACAATTACCCTAATTATCTTTATCGCGGTTTTAACGGCGATAGTAACAACTGCACTACCATATGTGCCTCAATTGTGGTATGTGTTAAAATCCCGTATTAAACGCGTATTTACCGCCAAACACGATGGTAAAGATATAGTAGATATTATTATCATAGCTCAACTAACAGAACGTGTAGATGATTTAGAGAACCAAGTTGATAACTTAGCAGAAAGATTATCTAACAGAGATACAAATAGAAAAAACAATGTAAGAAGGGAAATAAGGACTTATCTTACTGAACTTAGAACAGATAAAAATGACTAATATGAATGAATGTAGTAAAATGGAACAATTTATAGACGAAAACTTCC